CTGGCGGTAACTGGCAGGGATCAGCCTCGATTGGAGACGGTGTGGCCTGATGCGGCTGGTTCGTTTGGGGCTGAGGTGGGGGGCTGGGCAAAACAGCATCTTGGCATGGAGTTGATGCCGTGGCAGCAGAGGGTTCTTGACGGTCAGTTGTTGTTTGATGTTGACGGGGATTTTTTGCATCGTATGTCTATGGTCAGCACGGCTCGGCAGAACGGTAAGACGGTTGCGTTGACGGCGTTGGTTGGTTGGTGGTTGACGGAAATGCCTAAGCACCGGGGGCAACCCCAAACCGTGCTGAGTACCGCACACCGTCTTGATTTAGCAGTCATGTTGTACGACAAACTTGCCGATATTCTCGAGTTGCGTTTTGGTGCAAAACTGATGCGGTCGTACGGTCGCAACCAAGTCACTATGCCCGACGGGTCAAAGTGGTTTATCCGTGCAGCCAACTCGAGCGTCGGTCACGGTATGTCGTGCGATCTGATTGTTGCCGACGAGATTTGGGATATTGGCTCGACTGTTATTGACGGCGGTTTGCTACCAGCGCAGCGCGCCCGACGATCACCATTGCTGAGTGCGTGGTCAACGGCAGGCACAGAAGCAAGTACCGCAATGCAGCGTTGGCGCGAGCAGGGGTTGCGATCTATTGACCGTGGCGAACCGTCGTCACTTTATTTTGCTGAGTGGTCGCCGCCGCCTGACGTATCGCCTATGGATAGTCGCGCGTGGGGTTGGGCAAACCCAGCGCTAGGCAAAACATTGACGCTAAAGACAATTGAGGCTGAGAGTGAAAACCCTGATCGTGCCAGTTTCTTACGCGCGTCGTGTAATTTATGGGTTGCTAGCGACAAAAGTTGGATAGCACCCGGCCTGTGGCCTGAGTTGGAGTACACCGACCCAATGCCCGACGGCGGCACAGTCGCAATTGAGACAAGCCTTACCGACGACCGATATTTTGCGACCCGCGCAATTGTGCTTGACGATCGGCGCACCGTCGTCACCGTCGAGTTTGTTTGCGACACGTACGACGAAATGTTGCAACACGTTGAACGCCTAGCAAAAAACACGGCAACCAAATTCGCTATCAGCCCGTCAATCGACATTCATTGGCCATTAGCACTTGAACGCCGACGAGCAGTTGTCGGCTACGGCGAAATACTTAAATTCACGCCACGCATAAAATCGATGATTCACGAAAAATTGTTGTGGCATACAGGCGAACAAATGTTGGCAGAACACGTGCAACGCGCCGTCGCAGTACGATCACAAAACAGCATTGCGTTATCGTCGCAACGCTCACCCGGGCCAATCGAGTTGGCGCGATGTTTGGTTTGGTCAGCGGCGCTAGCCAGCCGACCCACAGCAACAGGTAAACCAATGATTGTTGTTGCTGGTGGCTAGTATCTTGACGGGCGGCCGTCAAATGCCTTACTTTCTCGGTTGATGTTTGGCGGTCGCCTATACACAACGCACAAATAGTTTGGTGGCATACTTAGCGCATGGGCATTTTTAACCGCACCGTCAACAAAGCCGCAATCTCACCGCAACCAACCAAAGCGGCCGCTGCAGGTAGCACAAGTTATTACACCAACAGCGTCAACAACGGCGGCGCACAAATGATCGGTCAATACTATTCGTATATTGAAGGCCCTGCACGTAACCGTGCAATGAGCGTGCCGACAATCAGTCGAGCGCGCGATCTCATGGCCAGCGTTATCGGTTGCATGAATTTAAAAATGTATAACGAGATGTGGAACGGCGAGGAAATGGAAAAAATGCCGTTGGCGCCGCGCACTTGGTTGCGACGCATTGACCCGACGTTGCCAAACAATTTTATTTTGTCGTGGACATTTGACGATTTATTTTTTTTCGGCAGGTCGTTTTGGTATATAACTTCGCGCACCGCCGACGGCTACCCAGCGTCATTCACTCGACTACCAGCCGCAATGATACAAACACTCGATCAGTCAGGCCCAGTTTGGTTTGCGCCATCAAAACAAATAATTTTTCAAGGCGGCGAACTAAACCCTGACGATGTCGTGCAATTTTTGTCGCCGATACAAGGCATCATTTATATGAGCGAACAGTCAGTTGCGACAGCGTTAAAGCTTGAAGCGGCGCGCTACCGCAATTCGTCGTCGGCTATACCGGCTGGCATTTTGCGTCAAACTGGCGGCGAACCATTAAGCGCACAAGAATTAGCCGACCTAGCAGCCGCATTCAACGCGGCGCGTGAAACTAATCAGACGGCCGCACTTAACGAGTACGTGTCGTACACCGAAACACAAACTAGCCCTGACAAAATGTTGCTGATTGACAGCGCCGAATTTCAGGCAATGGAAATGGCTCGACTTTGCAACATACCGCCATATTTGGCTGGCATTAGCGTCGGGTCGTATTCGTACCAGTCAAGCGCCGAAAGCCGCATGGATTTGTGGACATTTGGCGTACGCGCCTACGCCGATTGCATTGCTGGCACACTCAGCCAAAACAATATTCTGCCTAACGGCACATACGTCGAATTTGACGTAGAACAATATCTAACCGGCGAATATTCAATGGGCGAAGAACGAGAAACACAAACTGAAATTACAGAAAGAGTAGAGTTACCGTCATGATCAGATTGACCCCTTCACAGATCACGGTTGACGCGGCGGCGGCTGACGATAAGCCGTCGCGCTCAATCTCAGGCGTGGCCGTCACATACGACGAAACAGCGACCGTTAGCGACGGTACAAAAGTACGGTTTTTGCAAGGGTCGTTGCCAGTCACGGGGCGCGACCCGAAACTTTATATGCAACACGACAGCAACCAGATCGTCGGCAAAGTCGTTGAGCGCGTAGACACACCCCAGGGCATGATGTTCACCGCCAAAATCAGCGCCACTCGACTAGGCGACGAGGCATTGACGTTGGCTAATGACGGCGTAATTGACGCAGTATCGGTAGGCGTAACACCCACAAAATTTAGTTACGACGAACAGGGCGTAATGGTTGTCGAGGCCGCTAACTGGTCAGAACTATCGCTGGTCAGCGAGGGCGCGTTTAGCGGTGCGATCATCACCGACGTTGCGGCCAGCGCACCCGACGAACCAGCCGTTGAGGGTATCCACGAAACCGAGCCACAAGTAGAGTTAATATCAGAACAAGACACAACAAAGGAAACAGACATGAGCGAAAAAATTGAAACCCCAGTAGTCGAAGCAGCGCAAGCAACTGTCGACAAACTTTGGGCGCAACCAAAACAAGAATTCAAAATGCCGTCAGCAGGCGAATACCTTGCTGCAATGCACATTGGCGGCGACACGTTCGCAAAAGTTAATCAAGCATTTCAGTCGGCTAACCGCAAAAACCAAAGCGCATTGCAAGCAGCCGCAGGTGACGTACTAACAACCGACACACCCGGTCTGTTGCCAGTACCAGTACTCGGGCCACTATTTCAAGATCTAAATTTTGTGCGACCAGTTGTATCAGCGTTGGGCGCTCGTTCAATGCCGAACACACCAAGCAAAACATTTATTCGACCAACAATCACCACGCACACAAGCGCAGCAACACAAACCGAAGGTGCAGCCGCGTCAGCAACAACAATGGTGATCGCTTCTAACGTCGTCACAAAAACAACTGTTGCAGGTCAGGTCACTTTGTCGGTACAAGACATGGACTTTACAGACCCAGCCGCAATGAACTTGATTTTGAATGACCTTGCAGGCGAATACTTGATCGCTACTGACAACATTGCAGCCGACAACATGGTTGCAGGCAAAACAGCATCAGGCTCGACATGGACAGTAACCGCAGGCGACCCAACATCGTTGGTGAACTCGTTGTTTGACGCAGCGCGCGAAATCGCTGAGGACAGCAACTATTTCCCGACACACTTGTTTGTGTCACCTGACGTTTGGGAAAAACTTGGATCACAACTTGACTCGAGCAAGCGACCATTGTTCCCAGCCGTAAACGGACAAAACTTTGTTCAGCAAAACGGTCTTGGCACAGCGTCAGGCGCATTGAACTACAACTCAATGAACCCACTCGGTTTGCAACTTGTTGTTGACAACAACTTTGCAGCAAGCACCATGCTTGTCGTTTACGCACCGGGCTTTGAGGTTTACGAGCAACAGAAAGGCATTTTGTCGGTTGAAGTACCGTCGACACTCAGCCGCACGTTCTCGTACTACGGCTACTTTGCGACATTTGTTGCCAAGTCGTCGTTCATTCAGTCAATCGCAATCGCCTAGTCGAAAGGCGGCCTAACCGCCTATGGCAACCTATAACACGGCCAGCAAGCAACTGCTGGACAACTATGCCGTCGTATCCACGCTCGAGCCAACCAGTATTGCGGTTGGTGACAGCGTGGTTATCGGCTCGTTAGGCGCACCGTTTAACGGCACGTTCACCGTGTTGGCTTGCCCACAATATTTATACACGGGCATAGACGCACAAACAGGCGAATGGCTATACAACGAAAACGTACAAGTACCAAACCAAGTTTTGTTTGCTTGCACAGGTAGCGACGTCGAATTTGTTGCGATCTACACCGGCACAGTTTCGTTTACGCCAACGTGTACGTGGATAACGGCCGCAAACCTAATCACCTATTTGGGTGTGTCGATTACTAACCCGTCAGATGATTACACGTTGATTACGCAGTCGGTTAGCGCGGCTAACCAGTTTTGCAGTCGTCGACGTGCAGAAGCTGGCTATTACGACGATTTAAGCACAAGCCCAAGCGGTGACGTAACGCTAGGTACGTTGATGTATGGCGCGGCGTTGTGGCGTTCGCGTGGTTCGCTTGAAAACGTGTTTGCGTCGTTTGACAACATGGGTACAGCACCACAGCAGTCGTTGACACCGATTGTTAAACAGTTGTTAGGTATTGATCGACCTGCGGTGGCTTAAATGCCGTCACCATACACCGACCTATTTAACGAGACGCTAGACGACCTCACAGCGACGCTTACAGCCGTTACAGGGCTACGTGTAGTCAATGACCCAACAAAACTCGTACCTAACTGCGTGTTCATACAAGCACCAAGTTTCACAACTATTGCTGGTAACGGCAACATCGTACGCATGGACTACCCAATAAAAGTTGTTGGCAACGGCCCAGCAGGACTACCCGTGTTACGCGAAATATTGCAGATCAGCGCAACAGTTTTAGGGTCGGCAATAATCGTCATGTCGGGTCGCCCCGGCACACTCGACATTGGCGGCCAAGAATACCCGTGCTACGACCTATCCGTTGGTGTGCAAGCGCAAACCGCGTAGGCATACACACGGTCACGGTCGCAGTATGGTAAAACTATAGATACAACAGCAAAGGATTAACACATGGCAACCAGCACCTATCTATCAAACCCAGTCGTGCTTATCGGCGCGTCAAGCGCATCAACGACAGACATCACCGATCAAGTATCGGCAGTCACCGTCAATTATGTTGTCGAAGCACTTGAGGACACCGCGTTCGGCTCGACTGCTCGCACCAACACCGCAGGTCTGCAAAACAACAGCGTCACGTTGACCGTGTACGCGTCGTATGCGTCATCAGAAAGTTACGCAACTTTGTCGGCGCTGGTCGGCACAAAATGCTATATCAAAGTAACCCCAGCAAGCGGCGCAAACAGCGCCACTAACCCCGGGTTTGAGATAACTAACGGTTTCATATCTGCGTTACCTGTGATAAATGCCAACCTTGGAGAGCTCAGCACTTATGACGTAGAAGTCATGGGTGGCTCGTACACAGTCGACGTAACATGATCTAACGTGCCGTAACTGGCCGAGAACAGGACAAGGTAATGAGATTAAAACTAAAAGTTGACTTGCACGACGGCAGCGACGTGCGCGAAGTAACAACAAATATGTTTGTTATTTGCGAATGGGAAAAAACCGAGGGTCGCAAAATCAGCGACGGCAAAGGTATCGGTTACAGCGACCTAGTTTGCTGGGCATACCATTTGCTTAAGATCGGTGGCGAGAAACTGCCACCAAATTATCGTGATTGGGTTAAACAAAACCCAAACATGACAATTGAGGCAGTCGACGAGACAGACCCAAACCCTACGGCGTAGGCAGTTACCGACGGCAACTAGCCGAACTACTGGTTGCAACAGGGTACTGGCCTACGGCTATCGAGTTTGACACGCGCGACCTGATAACGGTCATTACAGTATTGAATAAGCAAAAGAGGTAGCGCGTATGGCAGTTGATGCAACAATTGAGGTCGCAGGCATTAAAGATGCTTTACGTGTGCTAAACAAAATTGAGCCGGGCGCTCGACGTGAATTGACACGCAATTATAAAAAAGTTATGGAAGGCGTACGGCAAGACGTAAAGGACAGTATTCCGTTTGGACCGCCATTGAGTGGCATGGCTTATAACTGGACAACTAAAAGCGGTACACAGATATTTCCGTGGGCTGATCACAACAACAATGTGCGTGTTGGTGTATCAGGTAAAAAAGTGCGCGAGTTTTCAGGGTTTTTAACTAATTTGGCTACGTTTTATTTGCGTTATGACGGCCCATCAGCAGTTGTAGTTGACATGGCTGGTAAAGGTAAAGTGCCGACAAAACAAGGTGCAACTATGGTTGCTGCTTTGTCGCGCAAATTTAGATCGCCGTCTCGATTTTTGTGGCCAGCATGGGAACGTAACAAACCGCAAGTAATTGACGAAATAAAATTATTGGTTGACGATTTAATGCGTCGCACTAGTCGAGAGTTAATGTAATGGCAGTTGTAATACCTATTGTTAGCGAATTTGACGGCAAAGGCATAAGCAAAGCGCTTAAACAGTTTCAACAGTTAGAAACCGTCGGCGAAAAAGCACAGTTTGCAATTAAGAAGGCGGCAGTACCAGCAGCAGCCGCATTGACAGCAGTTGCGGGCGCTATGAGTTTGGCTGCTAAAGCGGCAGCAGAAGATGAGCAACAGCAAGCAATTTTGGCTAACACTATGCAAAATGTTGTTGGTGCTACTGATGCAACGGTTGCAGCGACTGAGGACATGATTGCGGCGATGTCAAGGGCGACTGGTACGGCTGATAGCGAATTGCGACCAGCGTTTGCGGCGTTGCTTACTGGTACTAAAAACGTTGGTGAAGCAACTGACGCATTGACTTTGGCGCAAGATGTTGCGATCGCTACAGGCACAGATTTAGGCACAGTTAGCGACGCATTGGCTAAAGCGTACGCAGGCAACATGAAAGGACTACGTGCGCTATCGCCCGAAATGGCAGGACTAATCAAAGAGGGCGCATCGCTCGATGTT